ATTTGCTTTTTTAAATCCCTAATTAAATTCATTTTTCCTCCTTCGTTTCCATCTGATAAAACATTTTATCAGAGTCTTCCGTAACCATATTGTTATCTTCCGCATCCCAATAAGTAGTTTGGACTTTATAGTCAGGCCAACTGCTATCAGTAGTATAACTATTAATATGCCAAAGTATACGATTATTAGGCTGAGCAGCATAATTCCCGTTAGCAAGTTCCATAATGTGTGCACATTTATGTTCTTGAGGTATTTCACTGTGTTCTGTGTCTAGTATATTAGTCTCTGGATGCGCCCAGTCAACTGTAAAAAGATATTTGCCGTGATAAAATTTTTTATTTAAACCTAAAAACTTACCATTTACACCAGCCAACCAATCAAAACAATGCACACTAGGGTAATAACTAAAACAATTCCACAACTCCAATTCGTGCGTCTGCATATCCGGCACATCGGTTCTGGAAAACTTTTTTTGAAAAAACGCTGATATAGGCAAACGCCAATAGCACGCACCATTGGGTAGCATAATATTAAATAAGATTGCACGACCTGAAATAGAGCTAAGACCAAAGATAACACAGTCACTAGACTGTTTTTTATATTTAGGATCCAAGTCATACAGATACTCTTTACGGACTTTGCAGTAAATTGGCGGTATGTTCGCGTTAAGATATGCCATAGTTTCCTCATTTAATATCTCCCCAGTTTTTTCCGGACTCGTAGTCTACCTTATTTGGTACCTCCAATGCAATACATTCTTCCATTATTTTTATAATTTCAGTTGCTTGTTGGTCATTTTCTACAGAAATGTCAAGTTCATCGTGTACTTGTATGTGCGGCAATACACCATTTTCATAAAGTGCAACCATAGAAATTTTAGTCATATCTGCAGCTGATCCTTGAATCAATCTATTTAAAGCTTTGTAAGTTCCTGCTCTTTTTATTCCTGGACCATATTCTAATATTGCTTTTTCTCTTGGCAAAGCTTTTAATCCAAATTCATACGGCTCCCAAAAATCAAAATGACAAAGTCTTCCACCATACGTTCTTATTCTTCCTAAATCTTCTGCACGTCTTGATACTGCTTGCATCAATTGTTTTACAAATGGTGCACGTTGGTGATATTGATTTAAAAGTTTTTCTGCAGAGTCTTGAAGTAAACCTAGTTCTGCCATTAATTTATTTTTACCCATACCATACATAATTCCAAGATTAATTGTCTTCGCTTGTTTTCTTTCAATGTCAGCCATATCCGCTACAGCCTGGTGAAAGTCTGCGTCTCCTTTACGATATGCATCCACGATCCCCGATACACCGTCCAGTTTTTGTAATGAAGCATAGTGTACTAATAGTCTTGGTTCTTGTTGTGAGTAATCAAAACAACCCCACTTACAACCTTCTTCAGGTATAAATATAGATCTAATCATAGGACCCAATACAGGATTCCGTGCAGGAATTTGTTGTAGGTTAGGATTATAATAACTAAATCGTCCTGTAACCGTACCACCACTGTCTGATCTTATTTGATTGATGTCAGCGTGTATTCTTCCTTTGTGTTCGTATTTTAAAATTGTTTCTATAAAAGTTGAGTTTGCTTTATTGATTTCTCTAGCTTCATTAACTAGTTTAGCAATCTCGTGTGGATGAGTTGCTAAAAAATTTTTTGTAAAACTAGGATTACCTTTATCTGTTTTGTCATAAGGTATATTAAGTTTGTCAAATGCTTTAGCAATTGATCTAGCTGCGTGTATTTCAACCTCTAAACCGCATAAATCCTTGATTTTATTGAGTATTTTACTCTCTTGTTCTAATAAATTTTTTCTAGTTTCGTGTGCTTTTTCTACATCAACTCTTACACCTTTAAATTTCATATCCACTAAACAAGGAAATAATCTAGTTTCAATATCAAAAATTTTATGCAAATCCTGTTTCTCCATTTCAACTTGCATACGTTCCCAAAGTTTTAAAGTCACTAACACATCACGTTCAGCATACTCACCTACATTCATTGCAGGTAATCTCCACATATCTGCTTTAGCATCGATCTGCCATTCTTTTGCTGCCTCTTTTAATTCTGATTCATTCTTACCAATACCCGTATATTCTTTACCTAAAGAATCTAATGTGTATGAAAATCTATTTTCATCTACTAAAGATGCTGCAATCATTGTATCTACAATTCTGCCATTAATGTTTAATCCTAAAGATCTAATCCAACATACATCGTACATTGCATTATGAAAAACTTTTGTTGCAGGAGTAGCTAATACATCTTTAAACCATTTTAAAACTAATTGTTTATCCATATTACCACCTGCTTCGTGTGCAATAGGAAAATATCCTCTCCAACCTTCTACCGCTACAGCAATACCAACAACATATCCATCACCTACAACGCTCCCCGATCCACGTTTAATTAAATTAGGATCACAAGTCTCTAAGTCTATTGCGATTATTTCGTGTTTAGATAAATCAGGAAATTCTTCAGGTGGTACCCATTCTGTCTGGGGCCTAAATATCATCGGCATCTGCATTATTTATCCTTGAGTTTTTTAATTTCTAAATCACAGTAGTGTTTTATTTTCTCAAGATCTTCTATACCATTTTTGTTTTTATATCTACAAACATATTTTATTACGTTGCCTTGAAAGAATGATAAATCATTCTTTGATATAAACTCATAAGGTTGAATGCGAAAAGTTTTATAATGATTCCCGCCTATCTGTTTATTTTGTGGAAATGCTTCTTCTAGTAATCCTTTATTTGTCATTAGTGTTTCCTCGTTACGTCTTGTTCTTCATCTTTTGGGTAATACACATCAACGATTGCTTTACATTTAGGACAAGAAAAATTTGTCACTAATTGATAAAAATCATCTTCATCAGATATATCGTGATCACCACCCCATATTAGTTTTGTATTACAGTGCCAACAGTTCATAGTATGTACGCCTTATCTGTGTTTCTTGGTTCAACAATATGTAAACTTTTTTTGGCACGTGTTACACCAACATAAAAAAGTCTATGTGTTTCATCAGGATCATAGTCATAAGATTTTACAGCTGCATTGGATAAGTCTGGTAATATTAAAACATTATCCGCTTCACCACCTTTAGCTGCGTGAATAGTAGACAAACTAATTCTAGGATTTTGATTTATTTTTTCACCTTTTGCTAACATAGTTCTTATGTATCTCTCCTCTGTAATTGATAATTTTTTAAAACTATCAAACCACACATCACTGTTTAACAGACCGTGATTGTTTTTGCAATCATCAATTGTGTATCGTTCATCTGATCGTAAAGTTTTACCAGAATTATATCCTGGTGTAACTGATGGTCCTAAAAACTGATAAATATTTTTAACTTCTAGGTAAGAAAGATCGCCACCTTTTCGCCACTTTTCCCAATTATTAATTGCTATCAATAACTCCAATGATATTGAATTTTTTCCGCGATGTGAAAAATACCATCCTTGTATTTCGCACAAATCTTTTACGTCTTCTAAAAAATAGTTTGCAGAAGATAAAACAAGCCATTGACCACGTGACATATCAACTTGTGTCAGATCCGTATAATATTCTAATATTCCCTCTTCTTCTCTTGGCTTATATTCTTTTTCGTATCTATCGCTAATTTTAGAAATAATTCTTTGTGATAATTCGTGTATAGGTCCACCAGGTATACGGTGTGATTGATCCAATACTTTAATATTATCAACTTCGTTTTTTAATGCAATAAAGTGTGATATATCAGCACCAGCCCACTTAAATATTGCCTGGTCATCATCACCTGCAATATAAGTTTTCTTTGCTTTTTTCCACATTGCCTTCACCATCTGCCATTGTATTAATGATAAATCTTGAGCTTCATCAATAAATAAAACATCTAAACTTGGTGCTAAATCTTTTTGTACAAAGTCTATAATTAAATCAGTAAAATCTTTCATTCCTCTTTCTTTTTTAAACTTTGTTAATTCTTGGTCTATTAAGACTAAAGTATTTCTTTCTATATCTAGATTATGTACATTCTTATCATACTCTTCCAATACAGATATATTTTTAACTCTAGCATTGTTTATAATTTTTAAATATTCATTATCAGAATCAAAGATACCATCATCTTGAGAATAAGCTGCTTTACGAATAGGTATACCACAAAGATTACCAAACTCTTTGTAATCATTAATTTGCATCATACGATCTTTATTAGCACCTAATAATCTAAATGCCATAGAATGTAGAGTTCTAAAATGAATTAATTCTTTTTTAGGATCTAATTGAAATCTTTCAGATGCTCTTTCAATCGCTTCGTTTGCTGCTTTTCTAGTAAAAGAAAAGTATCCTATTTTATTTGGTTTAATTCCACTTGCTAAAAAATCATCCACTAGATCTAACAAGGTTGTCGTCTTGCCTGTTCCCGGTGGTCCTAATATTATTGTCTTCATATTTTTTTATTTTCCTTTCTAGTATATTGTTTTTTGCTTTTAATTTATCATTCTCTTGTTGTAGTTCTTCTATTTTTAAACGCATTCTTAAATGCCAATTAGGTGCAACATCCTTATCAAACATTAAAAATGATTCTCCACATAAGTTTTTTTACTAGTTGCTGCTTCTAATGGTTTCATAGTTTTTATTTGTATAACTCTAGGTCTAGAATTTTTTAATTCCATTCTAGGTTCACCTACAAATTCTTTCATTTGTTTAATCAAATTACCTGTTTTAGTTTTATCTACTTCCCAGTTATTTCTTTTTGCAAAAGAATAAAAGTCAGACATTCTAAAATATGTATATTCATTCTGATCATCTGTCCAGGCAGTTTTATTTAATATATCTTCTTTAGTTCTTGCTTTAGATCTGTTTGTTGTAAACTCAAATATCAATGATGATAATTGTGTCATATGATCTAAAGATTCTAATGGTGCAGTTGTAATTACATTTTGTATTAATGGTTTTAAAAATAATTGTCTCCAATCTTGTGCTTTAACATTTGGTATAATTAAATTTGCTTGATCTAAACACGCTTTTGCAAATTCTACTGGAGAATATAATTGTTCTGTCGTTAATTCTATTCTAGGACTTTTACTTTCATTACCTATAGTTAAAAACCATTGAGGTGGTTTAGATGTAAATTTTGTAAGACTATGTAACTCAGGCATATGTTCATCATCAAATCCAACTCCGTGTCTTTTAGTTCTACATAAACCAGATTTACATTCACCTTTTATTGGTGGTTCTTTACATCTATATTTATCATAACCTTTTTTATTTAATGATTTAATTACTCCTTGAACTTCTGCTGATCTTAAAGGTGGATCCATAAATTTAACATTAGCGCTCTCTAATAATTCTTCCCATTTATCTGGATCAGCTTTTTTAAAGAATACGCCAATGTTAAATAGAGCATTGTTTCTACCTCCTTCGCCGAAACCCTTCTCGGCTAATGCATTTAAACAAGGAGGTCCCTGTTCAAACGCTTCTTGTTTTTGAGGCATTTCTATTTTTACATCTATAATTTGATCCTCAGTACAAGAATATTGTTCATACATTGTGTAGAATTTATTTAAATCTGCTGCACTACCATCATCATCAATTGCATATCTTAAACTTTTATCTCCATTATGATAAGGTAAGTTTAAAAAATTACCAATGTCACCACGATCAATTAATATCTCTGTTTGTTTTGGAAATATTTCACAACCTTCTCTATCTAAAACTTTAGAAACTTTTTTTAAGTAATCTTGTATAATTTGTGCACTAGTAAATTCTTTCATAAATAAAAATACGTGTGCACCACCAGATTTTGATCTAAATACTATTAATGGAAATTTATTTTGTCTAATTGTATTAATTAATTCTTTGTGATTTAAATTATAATCATCAATATCTATACAACCCCATTTACATTTATTATCTTTGTTGATTGGAATAATACCAAGTGCAGGTTCTTTACCTTCTAAATGGTCTTTCCATAATTCTTCTGATACTTCCTTACGTACGATAAAAGCTTTACCGCCTTGTTTACCATTCGATCCACGATCCCCTTTTATGTATTGACCGTATGCGCTATCTAATCCTTCAAATATATTTCTAAATTTTTCTATCATTTCTTCCCTTATTTTTTATGGGGCCCGAAGGCCCCACAACAACTAAAACGGTGTTTTAGTTGACTCTTCTTCACTATGCTTTGTTTGCACGTCACCAGTTTGAATACTTGAAGCAAACTTTTTAGAATCTAAGTAAAGAGTTTTATCTTCATTACCTAATATTCTATCTTGAGTTACGCTCCAACCATACCAAGAACCTTTATCGTTCTTTTGTAGGTTTGATTTCAATCGGTAAACTACACCATTCATTGGTGGTCTACGATATTGTCCGTTCACTTCTATTTGAACTGACTTCATCATAGAGTTCCACTTCTTACTTACAGTCAATTGTGTTGACTTCATTGTAATCAATGCAGGTGTCATAGCCCCACTCTTTGTTTTTACCATTACAAAGTAAGATGCAGTCTCTTCAAGATAATTACCATTTGGTAATCTAATCTTAGATCCTTCTCTTTTACCTGTAGCAATGATTGCAGAGTCAGGTTGATGTACCGCAACCGGTGCACCAGGACCATCTCCTCTATCTCTCCATTCTACAAACTCTTTTTTGTAATAGCAGGGTATAACTTCAATACCCTCTTCACCATCGTATAACTCATTGGTAACGGTGTTATATATCATACCGGATTCAGCACCCTTGATATACTTTGCGTCACCTTTAGTTATTTGTGGTGATAATTGACCCAGTATTCTGATAAAAGGCAACTGCATATCATCAGTTGTCATATTCTCAAAACCTTTGTCTAGGTCGTCTTTAAACAAGTCTAAAGACTTGTCTTTTCCATTAGCCATCATTTCAGTAGCCATTGTCGTTTCCTCCATTATTATTTCCGAGTTATTTTAGTTTTATCTTTTATAAATAAATT